ATCAACAGTCCTTACTGGTGAGCAAGTCATTAACCTTTACCCGGAATTAGATGATATAGTAGACCCCGTAACTGGTGAACAGTCCGATGGTATACTTCGCAGTATCTCTGAGTATTCAGAATACAACGGCGAAGATTACCCTTCTGCACAAAATAAAAACTCAATGACTGTGTTTACCCCTGCTGAGGTTAAAGATAAAGACTTTATGCAGGTTAAAAAGTATCAGATACTTGAAAGATTTTATAAAGTAAAAGTTCCTTTTTATCATGTTGTAAATATCCAAGATGGAGAAGAATTAGTATTATCTGAAGAAGAGTTTGTACAATTCTCTGAAGAAAATAAGGATGTATTGGAATCTGGATATTTTGAAATTGCTCAAGTCTTTCAAACTAGAGTAAAGGTGTGTGCATCAATAGGTGAGATAGTTTTATATGAGGATATCCTTAATTCAAATATATATCCTATAGTTCCACTTCCAAATGTATGGACAGGGACACCTTATCCTAAGTCTGATGTATCAAGAGCAAGACCTATGCAGAGACTCCTTAATAAATTATGGTCTCTTGCTTTGTCTCATGCTCAGGCATCTGCTGGTTTAAAATTATTAGTTCCACTTGGGAGTGTTGATGACATATCTCAGTTGGAACAAGATTGGGCTAACCCAAATGCTGTTATTGAAATAGATTCATCTCAAGGCGAGCCACATTATCCACAACCTTCACCACTTGCTGGTGAATTTTACAAACTCATACAACAATGTGAATTTTACATTGATTTTATATTCGGCTTGCCTGAGATGATGCATGGATTTGCTGATAAAGCTCCTGATACAGTTAGGGGAACTGAGCAAATGATAGCTTTAGGCAGTCAAAGACCCAAATCGAAGCTTAGGGATATAGAATTTTCTATAAACAGGCTTGGAAAAGTAATTTATAATCTATCTAAAGGTCACTATAGTTATAAGAAAATGTTTAGATTGGCACAGCCAAATAACGACCAAACTGATGTTATGGTGAATTTTTATACAGATGTATCTGGTTCTGTAGTTGATATTAAGAAAGAGAAGTATAACATTGAACAACATGATATAAGAATTGAACCGGGTTCTTCTATGCCAACTAATAAATGGGCAGAACTTAATGTCTATTTAGAAGCATTTCAGTTAGGTATTGTAGACAGGTATGAGGTTCTGAAAAAGAACCCAGAGATTTTTGACAAAGAGGGTATTATGCGACGTACAGACGAGAAACAACAAATGATGTCACAGATACAAGCCCTTGAAGGTCAGTTAAAGAATTTGCAGGGAGACTTGCAAACAGCCCAAAGAGAATCCGTACAGGATAGGAAACGAGTGGAAGTTGAGAAATTCAAATCACGACTTTCCGGAGTTAATTCCGATTCTAAAGCGGATAGAAGAGTACAACGTAATAAACTTGAAACAGAGGTGAAGCTCGAGGTAGAGAAATTAGCTAACCGAATCAACCGTGAGGCTGATAAGGCAACTGGTTCTACTCTAAAAGCCTAGAGACATCTTAAAGGAGTAAAACATGGAATCGTTAGAACAACAAATTGAGGCGAATGTCGAAGCTACAGCGTATGGAGATGAAAGTTCATTGGTGGATGAAGTCATTGCAGAGCAATCTGGAGAACAGGTTGCAGATGTCCCCGAAGAAGCCCCGGCTTTAGTAGATGAGGCAGAGGTTCGTAAGTTTCAGTCAATGTATGACCGCTCACAAGCGGAATTACAAGATTTGAAAAAGTATGAACCTTTGGTAAATCTTCTGGAGTCGAGACCTGATTTGGTAAAGACATTGCAAGATGGCATATCTAATCCACAAAGTGCACAGGAATCAGCTCCCGGTATAGGCAAAGACGAGTTCAACCCTTGGGATGCATTTACAGAAGATGGCTCTGCTTCCAGTCAACATGTTAAAAATAAAATAGAAAGCATGGTTAATGAAAGAGTGTCAAAACAAGCGGCTAAACAACAGGCTCAGATGCAGACAGAAATGCATTTGAATAATACCGTGAACGAACTAAGAAATAACTATAAAATGTCAGATTCTGAGATTAAGGGATTTTTGGAGTTTACCACACAGCCTAAGGAAGCCGTTGGAATTAATAATCTTGTGAAATTGTATCGTGATGTCAGTGGGGTTGGTCAAACAAATACTGATACCGTAGATGCGGTGAGAGCCGCACAAGACGCTCCTCGCTCTGCCGGGGTTCTACAAGGACAACCAGCTAAAACAAAAAATGATGCTGATAAAATGTGGGATTCTATTGTGGGAGCCGGAGGTCGTAGTAATGTGTTATAAATAAACTTAGGAGAAAAAAATGGCTACTTATAATAGTGGACAAGTAAAATTTGGTACTCCGGGTGCAGTTATCAACAGTACGATTCCATCACGTAGGTTATATGACTTTAGTGATAGAATTGCTGAATTAGCACCAGAAGAGTCTCCATTTTTTGTATACTTGTCAAAAGTAGGAAAAGTTCCAACATCGGATTCACAATTCCGATATTTGGAAGATAGGACAAAAATCTCTATCGCAGACAGAAGTTTCTTATCTACTGGCGGTGCAACTCTTGTTGCCGAAGGCAGTAATATGGAATTAGTCTTCGATACAGTAGGTGGAGCAGCAGTATCTTGGTTAATACCGGGTATGATTGTTGCTGTATCTTTAAATGCGACTGGTTCTGGTACACTTCCAGCATTTGGAAATGTACGTATTAATTCAGTTGCTCAAGGAAGTTCTTCAACAACTTGTGGAGTTACATCAATATCTACAGTAGGAGCAGCAGCAATGACTATTGCTGATAATGCTCAATGTACAGTAATTGGAACTTCTTTTGAAGAAGGCTCTGGTTCTCCAGACGTATGGTCACAAGAAATGGAAAATGGATTTGGATATACTCAAATCTTTAAAACAGCTTGTGAAATGTCAAACACAGCACGTGCTACAGTTTATCGTGGTTATGCTGATGAATGGCAGCGTCTTTGGAATCTGAAATTGCGTGAGCATAAAGTTGATATTGAACGTGCAATGTTATTTGGACAGCAAGCTAGTCGTGGTGGTATTCAATATAGTGATGGTGTAGTTGGTCAAATAATAAGAAATTCAACAGCAGAAGCTAGTGGCGGTCAAATGTCATATACTGAAGATAATTCTTATTATAAGACTAACACAGCTGCTGAATGGACATATGATGACTTACTTTCTGATTTTGAAGTAATGTACGACCCTGCTAGGGGTGGTTCTGCTTCTAAATTAGGACTAGCATCATTACCAGTAATATCTTTCTTTAACAAGTTAAGTAATGGCGCAGGTTTTGTTGCTGTGTCAAGTGGAGGAACTGAAGATAATCCATTAAGATATAATTTCAATCAAAGTCAGGGTGCTTTTGGGCATAAAGTGATGAAGGTTGAAACTATTCATGGAGACTTGTCTTTAGTTAAAGAACCTTTATTTAGAGGGTTCTCTGCTGGCTTTTTAGCTTTAGTTGACCTTGACCATGTTTCATACCGACCACTCGTTGGTAATGGCGTGAATCGTGATACTTCTATTACTACTAATGTGCAACAAGCGGATGAAGATTTGCGTAAAGACATGATTCTTACAGAAGCAGGTCTTGAAGTTACTCTTCCTGAAACTCATGCACTTATTAACTTAGAAGGAGTAAACTAATGAGAAACGATGTATTAAATAAAAGTAGTGCTAGTTATGGAAATGTACCTGACTTTTATCCGAATGGATTTTCGGCTAAAACTGCTGATTTTACAGCCGCAGATGGTTACATATATCTTGTTACTAAATTGGACGGATGTGCAATTACATTGCCTGCGCCTACTCTTGGTGCTAGGATTAAGATTGTAATTGGTGCTGTAACAAGTAATAATCATGTAATGACATGTGATGCAGCAACTACGTTGTATGAAGGGTATGCTCTACTTGGAGATACAAATGATGGTACAGCCGCTCAACATGCAGTATTTGCAGCAGATGAATCAAATGATGATGCTTTTACTATGAATGGAACAACGACAGGCAATGGAGGTGTCATTGAGCTTATTGGCATGTCTGCTGCAAGGTGGAAGATTGAAGCAGTTTGTTATGCTTCTGGTACTATTGCTACACCATTTAGCTAATCCGAATAAATAAGGATTAACAGTATTTGGGTACTGTGGGAGCTGTCAAAAAAAGGCGGCTCCCGAAACCCTTGAAAAATTATGAAAAGTTGTATGCATTGCGAAACTCCCAACCCCGATGGTTGGTTTTACTGCAAGACCTGCGGTAACAAAGCTTCCAAACCGAAGTTTACAACTAACCTGTACATGTTGAGTGAGATTGGCAAGAGGACTGATATCGAGTTTTCGGCAACAACTGTTGAAGAAGATATAAAACAAAGAAATAAAAAATTGGGATACACCTAATGGCTACATTAAAAGTTAAAATACAAGAAGATATTATACTTGATAATCAAGACTATAGCTCTAAGAGAGTTTTGGAGATTTCA